AAGCTCCAAAATAATCATGTAAGAATCACCCGCCGTCGCTCCAACAGTAGTGAAATCCAAATCGCCCGTTTTCCCAGCCCCTGCATTGTTGGGGATTCCAGAAAAATTAGCATAGTCATGGTAGCCATTGGAGTTTTCTGAAAGGCCAATAGCCAGCACGTTAGCTGTGGCATCAAACTCAATCTTCACAGACATCCCCGTACACTGCCACCAAATTTTGTTGATCGTGACAGACGTGCAGGCTTGTCCTCGCGTATTTGTGGTCAATGTCGAAACATCGACCTTTTTGACGGCCGATTCGCCAGTGCCGTCAGACGCATTAGTAAACTTCAAAACGGCTTTTCTTTCGCCGTCTTGAATGGTTTGGGAGGTGACAGCATCAGCCATTTTTGGCCTCCATATTATTCATAGGGTCGGTTTTGAATATAAACAAAGTCAAGGCCCGCCGATATCGCAATGTCCGCGCCCGAGCTATCCCCAATGGCCCTCACTTCTAAGTCTGTTTTTTCGTCAAACTTGAGAGGAAACGTATAGCTTTGGTTGTGGCTTGACTCAGACTTCACAAACTTGTCTTTGACTTGGAACGCTCCGCCAAATGGGCGGGCAACCAAAGAGCTAGTGCAATACTTGTTGTTTTGGGTAGTGGCCAGCGTGATGTCTATCTGCGTCAAAAATGCCGTATAGCCTCTTGGAACGGTCCACAAAGCCATGAGCGTCTGATTGTCGCCGATAGCGATAGTGGCATATTTATTTGCAGGGACGCCCGAAGTGACGGTACCCGTTCCTGCGTAAATTACGCCAGCATTTTGGCCTCCAGAGCCAGCAGTATTCACCGTCATTCGGTTAATTCGCAAAAATTCTTGCGTCGTGTTGACGGCAGTCTGCCCATTCAGCGTTACATCTTCCGATATCTCATCATAATTGGCGTCCAAGCCAAATAGCGTAACTGTTCTGGCTCCGGTGCCCGCCGAGGCGTCATTTGTGGATGAGCTTGAGACTTTTAGTACAGACGCGGCCGCGAGGTAGCTATAAAGACCGCCCTGCGCCCATACCGTTTCTAGGGAATCATCCACGTCTGGATTAAAACCAAATTTGAAATTGGTCTTGTGATAGGCAATTTGGCCCCGTGACACCTGTAGCTCAAATGGCTCACTGGTGCCAACCCGACTAATTGAGCTTACTTCGCGTGACATGGCTACAACCCGTAAAAGGGGGCAAAGCCCCCGTCAATTACGAAAGGTTTCTGTTCTGAAGATACAGCACAGTAACTGTCGCGGCACCTGCGGTTGCGGCCGTTCCAGTCTGGTTATAAGTCACCGTCACATCCACGTCAGTTGTGCCAATGTCTATCAAGTTGCCGATTTGACTCACATCAGACGTTGCCAAGACGCGAGCCGCAGAACTGACATCGAGTGCATCAGCATACTCATTGACAGTAGAGCCGTCGCCAAGGTCAAACGTATTGGTAGTGGCCGCATCAAAGGCGGTAGTTACGTCTACGGCGATCTGATAAATCTGACTGTTAGCGGGTAGAGTTGCGACCACAGTCTCGGTGCCGTCATCGCCAAAAACTACGTTTCCGCTCTGCGCCATAAGCACAAAGCCGACGTTGGCCTTATCGGTGCCAACTGTGGTGCCGGTGGTGTCTTTAATGGTTCCAGCCTTAATAGGACCAGAAAAAGTAGAAGTTCCCATGATGGTCTCCTGTCTTGGGTCAATGTCAGCCTCGACATGAGGCTGTCAGGAGCCTTGATGGTAGCACAGATATTTTTTTTGTATCAAAAAAAAGGGGCCCGAAGGCCCCAATTAGAGTGATCCACGAAGGGGTGACTTAGGCCCCTTGTGACCCATAAATGCCTCTCCAGTCGGAGAAGCCGAATGAGTATCGCTCACGAGCCTTGTAACGGATGTTATCCGTTGAGAAATCAGGCTCCATTGAAGTTTCCATTGCAGTTCGCTGGAACATCTTGAGTCCTTCGCCTGCATCTGTGACCGAAGTCAGCAGGAAGAAAGCGTCAGGGTCAGTCAAGTAGTGATTGACTGTGTAGCCCTGCGGCAGGACGCCAGTGTTGCGAATTGCGTTGATGTCGTTGTCTGCCGTGCCCGGTCTCAGGGTTGAGTTCAGGATGCGGTCAGCAACAAAAACCAACTGCGGCGGTACAACCAGCTTGGTCGCTTGAACCGAAATGGTCAGGCCACGATCATCAGTGAAAGTGCTGATATCGATCAGCGCGTCTTCCAATGAAGTCTCGTTAAGGTCTGCCATTGTGGTCGCGCGGTTAGCCAGCGTGCCACCACCCGCGAGAGGGTGTGCAGTAGAGATCAACGGTTGTCCATCACCACCAGCAAAGCTGGAGTTGAAGGCGTTATTAAGCACGTCAGCACCCTTTACTTCCTTGGTGTTCGCCATGGATCGCGCAAGCGCTTTCACATAACGTCGACCAAGAGAGTCGTACAGGTTGTCCTCGACAGCTTCAGCGGTGAGGCTGAAGGCCAAAGCAATGGTGTCGTGCGTATAGCGGGCGGTAAAGCCTTCGGATGCGGTGTCAAAAGAAACGCCAGCACCTTCAGTCTTAGTCGGCGCAGTGCCGAAGCCCGTAATCAAAACCTCTTCTTCAAAGGCGCGCTCGGAGTCTTCAATAGCGAAGATTTCCTCGTATTCCTTATCGTAAGAGTCATAACTCATACCAAACAGCGCATTGAGGCCGGGCTCAAGCTCTTTGGCGAGTTGTGCGCGTGAAATAGCCATCAGTCAGCCTCCTTATGCTAAGCCAGCGCTTTTAACACCTGCGATATGGTTCTGAATTACAACCATCACGTTGGTGTTAGCGCTTGCCACGTCGTCGTTGTCGGGGTCTTGGCTGATGTCAATGGCCTTGAGCGGCAACGTCGTGGTGGTGGCACCCGTCGTTACGTCAAGCTCCATGTTTGATCTGCCAGAGCTAGTATCACCCGTTGTGGCTTGGTCAACGATATCAAAGTTGCCGAAAAGATCGGCCACAGGGAAGGTATCGTCTGCCTGTATTTCGAAAACAACATTTGGATCATCGATGATGAACGCAATAATGTCGCTTGCGGCTACAGAGCCGGGGTAATAGTTCGAAAAAATCTGCTCACTGGTGGTCGGGTCCGTATACTGACAGCCGTTGAAAACGCCAACGACAGGTACAGCGGAGGAGGCGGCCGCGCGCGATACAGTTCCGCCAGTCAGTTGCTTAACCAAGTCGCCTTGGAAAATTGCACCTGATTGGTTGTTGGCGATTCTATAACGCGACTGGCCTCCAGAATACGGAGCACCGCCCATCATTCGGGCAGGTTTAAGTCCAAAAGCGGCATCTTTATTTGCCATGCTTTAACTCTCCTATTGCTTGCCAAAGGTCACACGGCTTGAGCGGCTAGGATCATATTTAACATATCGAGAGTCGGCGGCGGCCTCATTAAACACGTTGTTATCCAATGCGTCCTTCGCCGTTTCTGTCTTTTGAGTGTAATAAGCATTACGCTCTTGGACAGTCTCCTCTGGAATCTTAGCCAACAAAAGCCCTTCGTTATACACGACGCCCTCATGCCTTCCGTTGTCCAAGGTGGGTAACTGCCACTCGGGAGGGAGGTCGGTGCCGCGCACCAATTCCCAACCTTCACGCAAACGACGCGAGACATTAGCTCGGTCTTCGTTGCCCATCATGCTCTCTCTGATCCACCTGTAAACGTAACCGGGTGGTGCAGGGGGAGTTTCTAACTTCCGCACTGGTCGCCATGGTTGTCGCCGAGCCTGATTAACGTGCGCTCCGCTTTCACGACTTTTGCGAGTGTTCTTTTCCTCTGTCATTACCTAGCTCCTCTCTGCTGGATTTTTTGCTTTTCACGAGCCACAGTCTTCAACCATTGGTCATCAGACATATTGTGCGGCTTGAGTCCGCGAATCCTTTCGAGTTCGCTATTCGAAAAACGAACACCGCTCTGCTTTCCTCGTGATTGTTGCCGACCACTAGGCGTGGCTGAAGCGACTCTTTGCACGGCGGGTCGCGATTCACTTTGTGCGGCGGCAGGGGCCTCTCGGCCTCCGCTTAGGTCAGGATACGCCCTTCGAATGCGAGAATCCAGTGCCTCATAATATTCATCACTGTCTGGCTCGTATCCCTCGTTTATGAGATTGAAGTGCGTAAAGTATGCAAACTGCGTGGCCTGCATATTGTCTTCATTTTCAGCATCACCATACCACTTATTTCTTTCGTGCCAGCTTAAAGCCTGCTCAGTTGGCTTAATTTCTTGCTGTGGCGCGGCTTGTTGCTGAGCGTATTGTTGTGGCTGTTGATACTGCTGATACTGTTGGCTTTGCTGAGATTGTTGCTCTTGCCTCAATCGCGCGGTCTTAATTTTCTCTTTCTTGATTGCTATCTCGTTTTTCAGCGTTGTAGCCTGAGACATCAAATCAGCGTCGCCGCTATTTACCGCTTGGCGATATATTTCATCGACCTGTGCCTCTTGGGCTTTGACCTTTTCTTCTTCAGCCTGCAAGGTTGTGGTCTGGTGTTGGGTCGACAACTGGCGATAGTGCTCAAGCTCCTGCTCTCTTTGCTGAGCAAGCCTGATGGCGGCTTCGGCGCGCTGTTCTGCGTCCTTTGCCTTTTGATTCAGCTTATTGACTCTTCGAGAGACACGCTTTGAGTATTCTGTAAGCTCATCTTCAGATTGAGCCTGCTGTTCAGGCTCGTCAGATATTTCAATCTGAAGCTCTTCTTCGGGTTGCTGTACTTCAGCTTTCTCAATCATAGGATGCTCACTATATCGTCAGGGTTAAGGATTGTACCGATCACTTCATCATCGTTGATGATGCGTACCTCTGCGCCGTCTTCCAGTTTAAATCTAGCGCCTGAGTATCTTCCAATCAAAATCCACTGTTTTTCACGGCACCAAGGGGTGTCCCCATACTTTTCCGTGTCGTTATAGCAAAGCGGGCCCATTTTGACCACATACGCAACAACAGTGGCAAGCGCCTCGCGATCCATGGTGGCTTTCGTCAAATGAATGCCGCCCTTGGATTTTGCGACTCCTGACCAAGGCAGGACAAGCATCCGCCAGCCCGTGGGGTCTGGCATTCGCTCAATAGCGCTTTTTTCTAATAAATTAGGATCAAGTACAACTTGATCCGCCTGAACGTAGGCTTCTTCGGCTCCCATTACTTCTCCCTAAAGTAGTCTGAGATTTGTTGTTCGATTAAGGATAACGCGGTTAGCTCGCCTTGTACACTTTTGTAGTGTTCCATGCAACTAAGTCCACCGCCCATCAGCATATCTTCGATTAAAGACCTGCGTTCTTCGATGGTCCGTTTAATGCGACTAGCCAGATCAATGTCATCCATTAATCAATCTCATAAAAACCAAGGCCCTTGGTCGCCGCACCACCGCCTTTAATTTTCTTTTTTACCCGCTTCACAAGACCGCCTTGGCTATATTTTTTGGCGTTTTGCAACGCAATCGCGACTGCTTGATCTTGCGATTTGCCTGCTTTTTTCTCGCGGCGAATATTTTCGCTTATTACTTTTTGGCTTTTTCCTGCTTTCAAAGGCATAACCAACTCCTACTGTAATGGGCCGTATTTTGCGGCCAGTTCTGTCAACTTGAGATCAGCCTGCTGGGCCAATCTTTGAATTGCTAAATCCATTTTTTCAGAATTAACGCGCTCGGTTGCATCAATCCTTTGTTTTGCAAGCTCAGCTTCAAGTAACTTTTCATTCGCTCTAGCAGTTTCGCGGATCTGGAATTGCTCTTGATCTTGCTCCATTTCTGCCTGACGTAGAGCCAACTCCTGCTCTCTAATTGCAACCAGCGGATCTTCAGGACTGCCCTGCCCAATGCTTAGCAGAAGCTCTTGGGTTAATTGAGCCAAAATAGGTGACGAAACTTGCTCGATAATGCCAGTCATCTCTTGTTGCATTGCCTGCACTTGATCTGGCGGAATTTGGCCCGTCGCCGCCGCCTGCTCTAGCTGGGCCATTTGTTGTTGCAACTCTGGGGGTATCTGCTCAGAAGCCATGGCCGTGGCCATAAACTGCAAGTGTTGCATCATGTGGGCGATAATTCCGCCCTGCAAAGTAGGCGTTGACTTGACAAGCTCTGTCAGGAAAAGGCTCCTGTGAGCGTCAATGTGCGCTTGATGGTTCTGTTGTGGAAATGCCTGCGCGGGATTACCCATCATAAAACCGCTATTTTCAAGGCCCGCATCTACAGGCTGTGGAACGGGTGGAGGCGCGGGCGGCTGTAACAACCCTTCGACATTATCGATGCCTAAAGCCGCATACATCCTTCGATAAGCCTCGTATACGCCAGTCGGGCCATGC